GAGGTACGCCGACCTGACAGGCGCCAACCTGTACAGCGCCGACCTGTACAGCGCCAACCTGAGCAGCGCCGACCTGAGCAGCGCCGACCTGAGCAACGCCGACCTGAGGGGCGCCCTGGGCGTCACCGACGACATGAGGGGCCGCGCCAATGTCTGAACAGCTTCAGGTTGGGGATCTGGTCAGGCGTATCGAGCTTGACTACGGCGACGTCAAGGTGGGATGCATCTACCGGGTGAACCACGCCACTCCGGGCAGCGTGGACCTAGATGGCCTGTCGAGACCCGGGGACGAGGAATACTCCCCCGACCTCTTCGAGCTCGTCTACCGTCCCGGTGAGCCGGCTTCGTGGAAGCCGAAGGCTGGCGACCCGGTGAGGTGGACCATGTGGATTGACCCGTGGTTCAAGAACATCTACCACGTCACGGAGGTGGAGAGCTGCGGTCGCGTCTGGATTGACCGCAAGCTGAGCAACGATGAGAACGACCGATGCAACCGTGTTGAATTCCTTCGGTACATCACCCCCGTCACGACCGCAGAGGCGGAGGCAACCAAGGAGGAAGAAGTGTCCAAAACGAAGCCGGCCATTGAACTGAAGCCGGGAATGATCGTCACGTTCATGCCCGGGGCGTTCACGGAGGACAATGGCGGAGACCCCGCCTGGCGCGAGTACGCGCAGAAGCCGACTCGTGGCGAGCTGGTCGGGCTGGATGAATACCAGCAACGCTGGGTCGTGAAGCCGCTCGACAATGCGACCACCCACCAGTACGTCCGACCGGAGCACCTCATCCCTGAGGGTGTCAGCACCGACAACCCTGAACTGGAGGCGTTCAAGAAGAAGGTCCGTGACGCCGTCATCAGGGAGGCGAAGGCTCAGGGCTGGTGTGAGCGTACGGACTCATGGCTGGAGGAATTGGGGCTGGAGCCTCGACCGCAGCTCCCGAGAGCAATCGGCGCGGTCGTGGAGTGCAAGGAGGGGCACGACCGGACTTGGTACGCGGTGCGCATCTCCGACAGCAGGTGGAAGGGTCTCGGCGGGGGGGCCGGACTGGATTACGACGAGGACGTGTTCACCTACTTCCACTCCGTCGTCTTCGACCCGAGCGCCTGGAAGGAATGAGCGACCATGTTCTACCACTTCCGACAGAACAACAGCTTCGGAGAGTTCCAGCACGACGCCGAGAAGGGCATCGGCGTTGACGTGGTCATCGAGGCGGAATCCGCCGATGAGGCCAACGCGAAGGCTGAGAAGATCGGCCTGTACTTCGATCATGAGTATGAGATCGACTGCTCCTGCTGTGGAACTCGCTGGAGTGAGGTGAGCGACGAGGCTTGGTACGCCAAGGAGTCGTTCGACCGGGCCGACTGCTACGGCTCAGCCATGGACGTACCGGGACGCCCGTGGGGTTACGTGCACTATGCGGATGGTCGAGTGGAGGCGATTTCCTGATGTGGATTCTCTACGGCGTGCCCCCCGGGCAGCGCGCCAGGCGGCGCATCAGCAAGGGAGGCATTGACTCCCTGCGTGCTGAGCTGGCCTACCGGCGTCGCACCGGCTGGAAGCAGCTCAGCATCTCCCCCCTGAAGTAATCCGAGCGGTTTAGCCATGCGCAGCGTGTTAGTTTCTGTGCATGGTTATGGCATTCGGATTCACCCTACGAAAGGAAGTGGAAGTGACTCAGTCAGACGACGGCTGGATTAGGTACTGACTGCATAGCTGCGGGCGTCATTGGCTGAAAACAAACCCAGGGCTCAGATCTTGGGCGGGCAACCGTGTCGGTGGCGCCTGCTGCCTTTCAGAGCAGCAACCAACCCAACCATTGAAAGGAGGTTGCAGCATGAGCTGCACGGACCTGACGCACAAGGCAGTCAGAAAGAGTGTCGGAGTCAACAAGCGATACTGGTGCACGGAGTGCAAGGACTATCGCCTGGAAGGCTTGAAGCCTGAGCGCAAGCCTGGAGGCACGCAGGATCGCCTTGCCCAGAAGGCTGCCGGTCATCCGTCGAAGGATGAGGTGACCCTCGTCGCCAAGGTGCGCGACCCGTGGCTGGAGTTCCGAGCGGAGACGCGAGGCTTGGACCTTGTGTGCTCGCACAACCCCTGGCTGTACGACTTCTCGGGACTGCGTGACGCATCGCTCCAGGAACGCCGTAGGCAGGCCGCTGAGGGCTGCGCAGTGTGTCCTGGACTGGAGGCATGCACGCGCTACGCAGAGGCCGCGAGAAGGACACTGGAGCCCGGATGCGTAATGGCCGGCCGGTACCTTTACGGCCAGCGTGAGCGCTGGTCTTCCCCCATCCTCAAGCCTGAGGCGGTGGCATCGTGAACGCCGAGGAACGCAAGGCCCTGGTGTCCCTCCTGGAGTCCGACGACTTCGAGGACGCAACCGCGCTGGCTGAGGCCATGTACAAGAAGGTTCAGGAGTTGCTTTCCCTGCGGGAAAGCTACGGCCTGAAGATGAACGAGACTGGCTGGGCTTACGGCCCGTTCTGGGACAAGAACAGCGCGAAGCGCGCACTCAAGGTGTACCCGTTCGGTGAGATTCACCCGCTGAGGGCAGCGAACGAGTGGACTCGGCCCATCTTGGAGGCTGACCGCAAGACGCCTTACTGCCACGTGTGCCAGCACCAGAAGTCCGCACACCTTGATGGTGGCTGCATTGTCGGGAAGACGATCACGACGAGAGGCACGCGTGGGCGTGCCTGTGGATGCAGGGAGGGGCTGTGAGCAAGTTCAAGGTTGGCGACAGGGTGCGATGTGTTGACGAGGTGAGCTCCACAACGGGGCTAACCTATGGCGGCATCTACGAAGTGTCTGACGTTGGCTCCTGGTGGGTGCAGCTTGCTGGGGCGCCTCGTCCCACCGGCCTCGGCTGGGATGAGATGCGCTTTGAGCTGGTGGAGCGAGACGTCAGTGCGGAGCCAATCAAGAAGCTCCTCGATGCTGGGCTGCCCGACTTCAAGTTCACTGATCCACCCCTCCGCAACATGCACTCCGAGGAAACCCGCGTCACCTCCGACACTGGAGCCTCCACGGGTGTAAAGAAGGCACGTTACGACCAGATTCCTACATGGCCGCTGTACCTGTTGGCCTGCAAGTACGGAGCGGGGAACGATAAGTACCCCCAGGCGAATGGGATCGACAACTGGCGCAACGGCTACGAGTGGTCCAAGGCCTACGCCAAGTTGCAGCGGCACGCCAACCAGTTCTGGTCCGGTGAGGATGTGGACCCTGATTCCGGTGAGCTGCACTTGGTGGCTGTCATCTGGCACGCTATGGCACTGATCGAGTGGGGCAGCCGGCCTGAGCTGGCAGCGAAGTTCGATGACCGTCAGGACAAGATCAACCCGATGGAGGAGCGATGAGCGTCAAGCAAGCTACGTGCTACTCGGTCACCTGTGACGAGTGTGAGGGGCTGCACGAGGCCAGCAACGACTTCTCCATCTGGTTGGATCAATCTGATGCCGAGTCCTCGGCCTATGACCACGACTGGCTAATTCGGGGAGGCAAGCACTACTGCGAAGGTTGCCGAGGCAAGCATGAAACCGAGGGCGAGCAATGAGCATCAACTACCGTGACATCACCACGTTCTACCTTGAATGTGACCACAGGGGCTGCGACAGCAAGTACGGGACCGACCGCACCTACGTGAAGTCTGCCGATCTCGTGCAGGATGCCACCATTTACCACTGGTGGACCGAGGTGCACACCCTCGGCGGGAAGGTTGTCTACTACTGCAACAAGCACACGCTCACCTGTATCAAGTGCGGCCCGGAGCGGGATGAGGCGATCAAACACGAAGTGGGCATCGGCATGTACCAGTGTGATTCATGCCATGAGGAGCTTGACGGGTGAGCATTCAGGTGGTATCACTCCAGCATGATCGTGCTGGAAGCGATAGTGTGGATCATGGGGATTGCCTCGGTGGCACTCGTCGTGATCGGCGGGGTGTCGGCGCTGTTGCTGGTAGCCGAGAAGGTCTTCGCCCTGGCTGGGATTCGTATTTCCTGGCTATCGGGGAAGCAGTAGCCACCCGCTCCGCCTGTAAGCGTCGTGCCGTAGGTGCTGTGTTAGTCTCTGACCAGCATCACATCCTCGGTACCGGCTACAACGGCACGCTTCCTGGTGAGGTTGAGTGCATGGACGGTGGCTGCCCTCGTGGGCAGTCCACCGTTGCCCCAGGCTCCAGCTACGACACCGGCCCTGGCGTGTGCGTGGCGCTCCACGCTGAGCAGAACGCGCTCATTCACCGCACCGTCAACGAGGTCGCCGGCGCAACCCTCTACGTGGTGTGCCTGAAGCCTGTCGAGTCCACCCCTGGCGAGTGGAGCTTTACCCTGCATGAAGAGCAAGGTCCGTGTGATGGCTGCGCCCGGCTACTTGCCGGGCATGGAATCGAAAGAGTGGTGACACCGTAGTGGACTTCGTTGCCGAAGCCGAGCGCGTTGCGCGTGAACGACACAAGGATCAGTTCGACAAGGCGGGGGCTCCCTACATCCTCCACCCCGAGCGGGTGGCAATCCGCCTGCATGATGCCGGCTGGGGTCCCGAGGTGGTTGCCGCTGGGTGGTTGCACGACGTGATCGAAGACTCGGAGTTGACCGAGGACGAACTCCGAGGACTTGGATTCACTGACCGAACCGTGGGCGCCGTGAGCGCGTGCACGCGCTACAAGAAGGTGCCGGGCTGGGTCTACTACAGGCTGATTCGGTGCAACCCCATTGCCCGAGCGGTCAAGCTCGCGGACATCGCAGACAACATGGAGCCGTGGCGAATGATCGAACTCGAAGCCTCGACCCGAGAGCGATTGATCGCCAAGTACACCAAGGCCCGCGAAGAGCTGGGGTGGTGACCGATGACTGACATCCGCTTCGACTCCGAGATGCACGTGGAGTTGATGGAATGCAACGCCACAGACGGCCAGGTGGTACGCGCTGCGCGCGTGTCCACCCAGGGTGCGGAGTCGAAGGCTGAAGACGACGCCGGCCTGATCGGCTACCTGATGCGCGGCAGACATGGCAGTTGCTTCGAGCACTCGCTCTTCACCTTCAGGGTGACGGCACCGATCTTCGTGTGGCGTGAGCACATGCGTCACAGGGTAGGCTTCAGCTACAACGAAGAGTCCGGCAGGTACAAGGAGCTGGAGGGGCACTTCTACATCCCGCCAGCACATCGTCCCCTCGTGCAGGTCGGGAAGCCTGGGCACTACACGTTCGAGGCGGGAAGTGCCGAGCAGGCGGAGGAGGTGTCAAGCATGTTGGGCGACAGCGGGTACACGGTCCTTGCGTACTACAGGTATCTGCTTGGCAGGGGCATCGCCCGTGAGGTTGCCCGCATGGTGCTCCCCGTCAACACGTACTCCACTGCGTACGTGACCTGCAATCCCCGATCCCTCATGCACTTCCTGTCCCTGCGGGTCGACTGGGGTGACGGTGCAGCCAACCGTTCACACCCACAGTGGGAGATCGAGCAGGTTGCCCGGCAGTACCATGAACACTTCGTCAAGGCCATGCCGCTAACCGCAGCGGCCTTCGAGAAGAACGGATGGAGTGCGCCGTGAGCGAACTGGAGGACAGGTGGAAGGAACGCTGGGGCGATGAGGCCCCAGTCATCGACTGCGGCCCAGGATGGGATGAGCTGCTGCTCAATCTTGACGATGAGCTGATGAAGATCGCACCTGACTACACGATCCTTCAGGTGAAGGAGAAGTTCGGCACCTTGCGGTTCTACGCAAGCTGCCCGGAGGGGACGAACTTCACGAAGTTCGACGGCCTCATCACCACAGCCGAGCTGGCGTCGGCCATCACTTGCGAGAGATGTGGACGCCCCGGAACACTGCGCAACAGGAACGGCTGGTACAAGACCCTGTGCGAGAAGCACGCGGACGGAACAACCAAGGAGGAGGAGTGAGTTCACTCCCCTGTGAGTCCGACTGGTGCGACGAAACGGCCACCCATTACCACGACAAGTCGGGTGATCCGTTCTGCCGCAGACACGCAATGGAAGCATTGTGGTATGACGACCAGGACTCCGGTGACCCCCAGTGGCACGAGATCAAGGAGGAGTAACAACACAATGCCCCCGGTTTCAGGCTCACGCCTGACCGGGGGCTTCTGTGTTTTGCTCAGGCTCGAAAGCCTGCCTGCTGCTTCTCGTGTCGGTGCTCCTTCATGAACTGCTTGACCAGCTTCAGTGGTCCCACCACACCTGAACCGCAGTGGCACTGCATCTGCGCCGGCCCCTCCTCGGGGAACAGCTTCTCGATGTCGATGGGCTGAGACTTCTTCTTATGCTTCTTGCTCACTCGTCATCATCCCCATACTTAATCTCGTAAGCGTGGCATTCAGCTACGTGCTGAGCTGCGTTGGTGGCACCGCCGTTGCGGTGCCCACAGAAGTTGCATTCCCAGTAGCCCGTAGGGCTGGCGGGGATGTAGGTGTAGTGGTCGTCATTCCTCATTGAGGAGTTCCTCAAACGTCCGCGCCATGTGTTCAGCGATAGCCTTAGTTACCTGGGTGTCCACCCACCTGCACTCATCGCATTCGCACCATCCCGGTGCGCCCAGTGGGGCAATGACGTGTGGTGTCTTCAGCTCGCTTGCAGGCTTATCGCCAGCCGGGTAGCCTCTCACGACTCAACCTCCGAGTGCGCGGCCATCTCGTGCTCGCTCGCAGTCTCCTCCGCAGCCGAAACGGAAGTGGCGCACCCGGAGGCATTACAGCGGTGACACCACCACTCGTACTCGCAGGGCTTGATTGTGTAGCTCACGCCGTCACCTCCTGCTCCATGCCAGACCACCCTGAATGGGTCCCAGGGCGCTTTCTCAGCGCCTCGTCCAGGGGGTCTGACTGATCCCACGGGGATGCCCCTCCAAGGGCGTCAGAGACCTTCTCAAGGGCTCTACGGACGGCCTTAGAGACCGTCCCCTGTGTCACGTCCAGGATCTCTGCTGCTTCGTCCTGCGTGAGGTCTATCCCGTGCACCAGGAACAGGCACTGCTTCTCCCGAAGCGTCAGCTTCGACTGCTCAACCGCAGACTTCACGTCTGCGAACACAGCGTGCCAACCGCCACCTTCGGCAGGGTCGGTCTTGGCAACCACCTCGCCGGGCTTCCGCTTCGCGGTCGCACCTTCACGAAGCTGACCCATCTCCGGGTCGTCATACATGACGGCCGGCAGTGCAGACTTGATCGCTTCGAGCGTGTAGAACTGCTCATCGGTGGTGTCGTAGCCAGACCACGCGGCCTTCGCCTTGCGGGCGAGGCGCGTGCAGTGCTGACTCATCTCCTTCTGCACAAGCCATGCGGCCTTGCGGGTCTCACCCTTCTCGATGAGACCGTCGATACGACGACGACCAGCAGTGTCGTCGTACCACCACAGCCAGCATTCCTGCTTCATGTCGTCGTGGTCGACGTACCCAGAGAAGCGACGGGAAACCTGGACTGCAACGGCGCACGCGATCGTCTCAACGTCCAGCTCGTCACCGTCAACATAGCGCGCCATCATTACCCCTTGTAGGTCTTGCCGTCGAAGTAGAACTTGCCGTTACGGATCGGGACTGGGATCGGAGTGACATCCTTCCCGTCAACCACGAGGACACCGAAGCCCTGGGACCAGTTGGCGTGGCCGGCCTTCAAGTAGCTGGCCTTCTTCATGTCCATCAGGTTGCCGACCTCGAAACCCCACAACTCCTGGGTGATCCGGCCGTTCACGGAGTGGTGCTTGTGCTGCACTCCGAGCTTGTGTGTATGGCCGCAGACAACACTGCGGCCGAACCGCTGAGCGATGTTGAGTGCAGTCCCTCCAGGGGACTGAATCATCGAACCTTCGTCCCCGTGGACGAGGACCCAGCCAGGCGCGACCTCGTAAGGCTGTCGGTGGAGAGTGCAGGAAACCGAACCGAGGGAGAGGAAGTTCTCGATGAACAGTTCTGGCAGACTAGCCAGACCTGGAGCATACCTCCGGACGTAGGTCTCAATTCGGTCGTCGTGATTACTTCGCGACAGATGCCGCACACGCAGATCACGGAGAACGGCTGTCGTCTCCGTGCGATCCTTGTCCAGATTCCCATGTTCTCCCGCCGTACCTTTCACCCAACGACTGATCTGCGTGCTGTCGCACGCATCGCCCACGCACACGCTGTCAAGGTTGCGGTCTGCCACGAAGGTGGCGACCGCTGCCACTGCACGCTTGTCATGCAGGGGAACCTGAAGGTCACTAATGACCGGGATGATGGTGGTCACGCCGGCCGCCCGAACTCGCCACCAAGCAGCACGAGATAGGCGATGAACACGACTCCGAGAATCAGTGGAAACACTGGACTCCTCCAAAACAAGAGAAGCCCAGCGGTCTTTCCACTGGGCTTACTCTTATACTAACACGAAGGTCGTTCGTGTCAAGTTGAATCAGTGCTCAGGGTCAGGGAGTCTGGTGAGGTCAGAGCGATCGCTCTTGTGCACGTAGTCGTCATTCTGGGAGTGGAAGCACTCGACGCTTGAATCGCACTGCGCGCGTTTCCCCCCAGGGCCAGCAGAGAACCACCACTTCGGCTCGCCGTCGCCGTGGTCCTCCGCCACTCCCCAGAAGCGCACGCCAGGCTTGTCCGGGAGGGGCAGCTCCTCCTCCCAGCGGAAGTACGTCCAGATACCTCCGCCGCCATCACCCACCACCCTCTCGGCTCGCCACCTGGACCCGGGCTCATGAAGACCGAGGTCGGCAGCATAGGGACCCTTCTCGACCCAGCGGCCCTTTCCCTCGTCACTCATCGTGAAACCTCCGTGATCTCGTACTCGAAGTCCGGCCAGGCGTAATCGTCAGGGTTGGCGGCTTCGTCCGACCAGAAGCCGATGACCAGTCGGCCGTCCCGCTCCTTGACGTACGCCCAGCCCGAAGCGCCGTCGTTGTAGTCGGTGTCGATGAGATCCTCAAGGAACCGCGCAAGGCTCGGCTTGTCAGCCATTGTCTTCCTCCAACTCCAGCTCGATCGTGGCAACACCAGCGAACTTCTCGTGCTTAGCCTTCGTGGCAGGCTCAGGCATGGAACATCCTCCGGAAGTTGTTGACCAGCTCGTAGGTCGCCAGCATGGTCTCTTCCAGATCCTTGCCGGCCAGGTGGACGTAGGCTTCAACCTCGCCCTGAATGATTCCCCAGAACCGGTTCTGCTTAGGGCTCGCATCCTCCATCGCGACCGGCCCGACAGGAAACTCCTTCGCGTACTCCTTGCAGTCCTCAATGATCTGCCAGGCCAGCTCCGCCACGTTGTTCTTCTGAATCTCAGTCATCAGCTTCTCCCACTGCTTCACCGGGTAGGGGGTACCCGTACCGTCACCGTTTCGGATGTGACGTCCACCGACGTCACCTGTAGTCCCAGTCCCGTGAGGAGCTGGAGTAGTTGCTCCCAGTCCTGCGCAGTCACTGCTCAATGTCGCCTCGCTCGATGTGCCAGTCGTGGTGGGGGTCAATGACGACGCGACCGGAATACCACTTCGTCTTGCTGCCCACGTTGGTGACGGTCCACCGCACTTCAGGTTCGGGGACAATCGCGTGGCAGATCGGGCACTCATCAAGTCCGAGATCGGACATGGTTGTCGTGCACATCAGGAATCCCAGGCGTTCGCGCGCTCGATCAGCTCAAGCTCGTCGTCGTCAAACCATGTGCGGTCATAGCCCGTGTCGTCCTCGTAGTCGACAACGGCAGACTTGTCGATCGTCTTGCCGACCTTGCCCACTCGGCCCCGCAGGGGGCCGACAGCGATCCGTACCTTGTCCCCCTCGAAGTACTCAGTCATCTTCTTCTCCGATCAGAGTCTTGATGAGGTCATGTCCACCGATCAGGAAGACCTCGTTGACGTCCGCCTTCTCCGGGTAAGGGCTGAGATCAACGGCTACAGCCTGAACAAGGCTGGAGATCACCGCCTTGTTGAACTCCCGACCTGGCTTGTCGTTGTCACCCCACACCCACACCCGCTCGTAGCCTTCGAGCATCACCGACCAGCGTCGGGCGTTATCGCCCTTCCAGTACGACGCACCAGGCACACCGACTGCCGCGTAGCCGAGGGAGGAAAGGATGATGCAGTCCAGCTCACCTTCGGTGACGTGAATGTCCTGGACACCCAGGCGCATGAGCGCCTGAGGGTTGAACAGCTTTGCCTCGAAGCCGTCAGTGCACAGGTACTTCGGTTCCTCATCAGTGAGCACCTGTCGGTACTTGATGCCCCGCACGCGGGTCACCCCGTCAAGGTCCACACCGAGGGAAGGAATGCTCAGCCGGCCGAAGTACTTAGAACTCTTGTCGCTTACGAACCCGAGGCGAAACTCCATTGCGGTAACGAGGTTTATACCCCTCTCCAGGAGCCACCCTTCTGCGTCTTCGAGGTTCCGCTCCGCCTCTTTGGTAGCCTTCTCCAACGATTCGAGCGTATTCTTCGAGAGCACCCGGACCATCTGTGTTTTCACGCTCCTTGATGATGGTCATTGCCCCGCCACCTTTACCGCAGGCGTGGCAGTTCCAGACGGCCTTCTCCAGGTGGAGGCTCGCACTTGCGTGCGAGTCCTCATGCACTGGGCACTTGATTGCTTGATTCCCTGACGTCGGCTTGTAGCCGACGCCGTAGTGGTCAAGCACTTTCTCTAGCGCTTCACTCTCTTCCACCGTAACCCCAGAGCTTCAGCATCTTGAGATGGTCGGAGACCTTCACCCGGACGGGGAAGTCGTACTCGTCGTTGCCCAGCACGGCCAGGCTCGGAAGCCAGGCCCACCAGTCGCCGACCCTGGTTGCGCCGTAACCCTTGCGCTTGGTGATGAGTGCGTAGGCATCCACCCCGGCGTTAGCTGCCTCGACCTTCGCCTCGTCAAGCCACTTCTCGATGAGGCCATCCCCTGCGTTCTCGGCGGCCTTGCCGCCCTTCACTTCCCAGACGATCCCAGGAGTGCCGGTAATGTCACCGAGATCCTTGCCACCGTGGAGCGCCCTGCGCTCCGCGTAAGGGAAGCCGTTCAGTTGCAGGTACCTGACAACGGCAGTCTCAGTCTCGGTGCCAATGTCTTTCGACCTGGTCACTCTTCGTCATCCTCGGGCCAGTTGTCCCGCTCCTCGTCGTTCTCCGTCACCCACTCATCAAGCGCTTCCTGCACCTTCATGGCGAACGAGAAGAACGAGTCACAGGCAACCGTCATCTGCGCCCAGAGCACCCGGATCTCATTCGCCCGGTCGTCGTCGCGGACGATGTCCACGGCGCGAACGAGGTGAGCGACCTTGCCTACCCCACCCTCGTTGTTGACCAACTCAACGAGGTCTTCGAGGCTGTACTTGAGGCTCACGTCAGACCACCTCGTCCAGCTCGTAAGGGGCGCCCCCGTCCAGCCAGTTCGTGAACATGTCGCCGAGGTCAGAGCTGTAGCTATTGACCCCATAGATCGCCTGACCAAAAGTCAGGCCAGCGGCCTGTGCATACGCGATGATGTCACCGAACATCGTGTCCAAACCTGAGTCGATGACGTGGTTCGTACTAATACTCACTGCCAACCTCCTCCATATCTCACCCAAGGGGTGAATCGTGCGTGCTCGGGGTCAGCCTTCAGGCTGACGTAGTTCTCACCGCTAGCGGATGCCTTACCGTCGCGGTTCTTCACGGCCGACATCTTGAACTCCATCGTCGTCTCGTCCAGGAAGACAGAGACGATCCGCTCGAACAGCTTGTCGATCTTTCCGTCAATGTCGCGCTTCGCGGGTGGGTGTGGCTTCGGTGTTGCAGATTCGGTCGTGTGGTGCACGACGAAAACCGCAGCTCCCGTATCCCGAGCCAGCCTGTGCAACTCCAGCTCCAGTAGTCGCAGCCCGCCGTACTTGTCGTCCGTCTCGGCATCAACATTGTTGAGAGTGTCGATGACGATCAGGTCCGGGTTGGCGTTCCGCAGCTCGCGGTATGCCGCGAGGTTGACTGAGATGTCAGCGAGAGTGGGGGATGACTCGAAGCAGAACTCAATGCGACTGGAACCGAATGCGTCCTCATACAACTCTTCCGCGCCAGCGTCGAGAGCTTCCTCGATCTGCTTCACCCTGTCTCCAGTGAGGAGACTTCCCAAGCGGGTGATGCTGTGGAATGGCGCCATGTCGGCGGAGAAGTACAGGGTGTTCAGCTTGCACGCATTCGCGTACCACATCATCCACATTGACTTCATGCTCCCGGAGCGCCCCACCACAAGCTGTAGCTGTCCTCGCCTAAAGGTGAGGTTGAACTGCTGCTGTAGTGGGGCAAGTTCCGGGGGCATCGGTAGTGCGGGAGCAGAAGCCAAGCGAAGGGCTCTGCTCGGGTGGATCACCGGATGAACTGCGCCTTGCACTGCGTGGGGTCACCCTGGGGTGCAGCGCAGAACCAAGCCTTCCAAGGCTTGCCGTCCTTCTTCGAGACGCCAGTCTTGAAGGTCATCGGCCCGTGCGCGCACTGCGCAGGAGGGGGACCCTGCTGGTAGGCCGGCTGCGCCGCAGGCTGCTGGTAGCCGCCCTGCTGGGGGAACTGGGCGACGTTCACCGAGGGGGCCTGCTGCTGGGGCACGACAGCCCACTCAGGCGGAGGGCCGTCATCCTGAATGACCGTGCCGCCGAGCTGCTGCGCGACCGCAGCAATCGCGCTCGTACTACTAACACCACCCCCAGACTGAATGGCGCCGTTGACGCTTGCGATCTGCCCCGCAAGGTCAGCGATGGAGTTGAGGCTGCTGCTCAGCTCATCTGCCGTGCCGGCGCGGACGTTGATGAGGGGCTTATCCCCCACCTTGAAGCTCACCTGGAACGCCGCGTCCCGCTGCTCTGCCATGCTCAGTTCTCCTTCTCGTTGCGAGCAATCGCGGCGTTCGCCCAGAACACCGCTTCCTCAATCTTGGTGATGGCGAGACTCAACTCGCGGGAGTCCGGGCACCAACGGTCCAGGTTGGCCGAGAAGTCGAGTCCGAACCGGCGGATCAGCTTGTACTTGGCCACCTGGCCTTCCGCCGCAGGGTGAAACGTGAAGCGGTTCTCAAGGTCAGCGATGTCCATTCAGTCCTCCACGATCTCGTAGAGGTGCCGCCACTTGTTCGGCCGCCCCTTGATGAACTCCTCGGCCTCGACACGGGTCTGGCAGATTGCCACGAGGGTGTCACCAAGCGGGTCGCCGTCGTACTCGTAGTGGACGAGGTAGCAGCAGTCCTTGTCGCTCACTTCAGCCTCCTTGTGCCAAAGCTTGGTGCGGTCGTTCCGAATCGCAAGGGCGCCGATCACCGTGAAGAAGATGTGGTTCGCCAGGATGGAGTCGGGGGTGCTGGCGTGGCTGTCGATGCTGTACTTGTTGATGAGCGCCGTCAGTTCCGCGAGGAACTTGTCGGCCTCGCTCTTCACTTCAGCCCTGCCTTGAACTTCTCCAACTCGCCTGCCGGCCAGGGAAGACGGGTGACCATTCCCGGATCGTGAGCCTGCCCGCCCGTGCTGCCAACGCCCTGGGCGCTGATGAATAAATGACTCGCGATTGGGTCCTTCATCAGAACCCCCTCGTAGGTCTGCCCGTCTCGATACACTAGACCCCAGAAGGGAACCATGGGCTCAGTGGGAAGCTCCAGCGGCTTCGGCCGCTTCACCTCGATCTCCATCTCCTTACCCACCCAGGCGAAGCTCTTGCTTTCGCCGCCCTTGCTGATGCGCACGGAATGGGAGCCCGCGGTGTTAACCGTCCACTCACCCCACGGTGTCTTCACCGTGTCGTTAACCTTCAGCTCCGACACCTTGACGGTGACCCATTCGGTCTCGGGCTCAGTGACCAGCTCGAAGTGTTCGTCACGCCAGGAGTAGCGTCCATTCGCGTTCAGGACGGAGGGGTTGAGGAATACCGCCTCTTCCCAGTGGTGGACTCCAGTCACAGTGAACTCGTCGCCGAACTTGTAACCAGGTAGCGAACCACCCGTGGGTCCGTTGCTCACATACCTAACACGATCGCCGACATTGAACTTAGACAAGAGCTTCAGCCTTTCGAGGGTTGGGGAGGTACTGGAGTCGCTTCTCATTGCCCATGAGGCGGCAGTATTCCTTCACGCCGCACATGTAGTCACAGTGCCGGCCAGGTGAGGGGAGGAACAGTTCGGCGTGGATCTGCTGCCACGCGATCGAGTAGTCGAGTTCGAGACGGTCCCGCCACTGGGCGAGCATTTCCGGTGGGGTGCACTTGCCTTCACGGTTCATGAAGAAGGCTCCCCACCTGAAGTCTTCTTCCGGCCAGCGATCCGACAGGAGCTTCGCGTACGTTCCGAGCTGGAGTGCGGTGTCCGGTGTGTGCGTCCCCGACTTGAGGTCCACCACTCCGAGTCCGTAGTCAGATACTAACACACGGTCCACGAAAGCGGTAACTGGGCCGCCGCCGAGGTCCCCCTGGAGTCCGATCTCGATGCCAGGCTCACCTTCAGGGGTGAGCCAGATCGAGTACCCGGTGTTGTCCAACCAGTCGGTCCACCGCTGGACCATCGGCGGACCTTCCATCCGCCACCAGCTCTCCCCCTGCTTGTTGGGCGCCCTGCCGGACATCTTCCACTCGGACTTCGGAACTCCAGTACGCTGTTCCTGGAGGGCGATCTCCTTGTCGAGAACATCCTGGAAGTCCAACGGGGTGTCGCTGTCGACGATCCCGAAGTGGTGGAGCAGGTCACGGTTCTCGGTGGTGGTGTGGACTGCGCTTCCCCCGACGCTTGCCCACGAGGGGGCCTCCCTGAGGCCCACCTGCTTGGTGAGGCGGAACTTCTCGGAGCACATGCTCAGTGTCGAGAAGGTTGAGTGGCTGAGGTGGTCGAGTTCCATCAGTCTCCGATCGGGACTAGGGGCCAGAGCTGGAGCCCACCGGGGAGGGAGAAGCTTGGCTGGTCCAGCTCCGCCGGCTCCAGACCCCGGGCGTATGCCCGGGTGATGAGCTGATCCCAGAGCTGTCCGTCCCAGGTGTCGTTGTCCGGGCAGTAGGCCATGAACTCCCGTGTGGCCCGTGGTGTTGCCTTGGTGATCACTATGCCCCCTTTGGCGGTGAGTGATCGGAACCTAACAGGCGCATCGTGTGCGACGCAAGACCAACCGCGTGTGACGCACGCGGCCATACGATCGGGGGATGCATGCGGAGGACGAACTGCCCGTACCGGACGGTGCGACACGCCAGTGTCGCGTCCGACTTGACAAGCTCAGAATGCAACAGTACAATTAAAACCAAGAAGTTAACTGGTAGTTGTTAAAGGAAAGGACTTCGTCCTTTCCTACTAACTAGTAGTAGTTAGTTAAGAAGTTACTACGCGCGTACGCGCGCGAGAGAAGCCCCGGGCCATGAAGCCCGGGGCTGTTGTCTATCTCACTGCTTGGAAGCCGAAGGCTTCCTGACCAGGGAGTCTGGCTCATCGTCGCTTCCGCGACGAATGAAGTGCCAACCAGCTTCCGTGTCCGGGTCGTAGTGCACGACCGAGTCACGCTGAGCACCTGGTCGCAAACTCACAGGTCATGTTGGGTGTAAGACTTGCCCCGCAAGTCCGCATCCTGTTAGTCTCCAGGTCATGATCCTCTCTGAGTCAATCGACGGTTACCTGGCGTATCGGCGCCTTCAGCGCTACGCGGACAACACGCTCAAGCTTGATGAGCGAGCACTCCGTCAGCTACTCGCTGTAGTCGGAGACCTCCAGGTTCGCAACCTCACCCCCGTCCACATCGACAAGTGGCTGGCCGTCAGGTCCGCGATCTGCCAACCATCCTCACTTAACACGGAGCAGCAGACGCTGCGCTCCTGGGAGAAGTGGATGCACCAGCGCGCGAATCTCGCGCCTCGTCAGAACCTCACGGGGCACCTGCGCAACTACCGCTACATGCCGAAGCAGAAGCTCATCGTCCCGGCCTCCCACTTCGCCGACTTGCTTGACGCAGCAATCGACCCGACCGACAGGGCTGTGGTTGCGATGGGTCTGTACCTGTTTCCCCGGCAGTCGGAGATCGCCTCGCTGCGAGTGTCCGACTTCAGCCTGGAGATGGGGACCGTATGGCTGACCATCCACAAGACGAACGAGCGAGACCTCATGCCGATCTGCTCGGAGCTGGACTCCGAGATGCGGCGGTACTGGACATGGCGGGCCGGCCTCTGCCCGCTGGCCCCCTCCCAGTACGCCCTGTGTGCGAAGCGGATCGACTGGAACGGCCTGCGCACCCCGCGCCCGCTCGACAAGATCACCCGCCCCTTCGATGCGGTGCAGCGCGTACTGACCCAGGCCGGCTACGACGTGCCACCGGGTGAGGGATGTCACACCCTCCGCCGCTCCGGGGCTACCGCCCTCTACCGCTCCCTGAAGGAGCGGGGCCACGACTACGCGATCAGGACCGTGCAGGCGATGCTCCACCACAAGAGCGTCACCACCACCGAGCGGTACCTGGACATCACGGCGGACCGTAAGGCCCGTGACGATCTCTTCAGGGGCAAGCCGATGTTCGAGCAGCCCGCCGATAACATCATCTCGATCCGTCGGGGCGAGAGCGAGGCTGAGGTTCGTGGCGCGTGAGGTTGTGCAGAGGATCGTCTGTGACGTTTGCCGTTCGGCAGACGATGTGCAAGTCCGTCGCGTCGGCGACGAGGACCGCCTGTTGAAGTTCGACCTGTGCCCGGAGCACCGGGCAGACATCGACGACCTGATGAAGCTAAAGACTCACGTGCGCCGTCGGCGCATGCAGCCGACCACCCTTGAGGAGATCGAGGCAGAGAAGGCTGCCAGGAAGGCTCAGGGTGCCAGGTGAGGCAACCACACCAGGGTGGGTGCGTTAGGCGCTCAGCGGCCCACACAGGGCCGCATAGGGGCATCCCCGCCCCTGACGTGTTAGTCAGCTCGCATGTTGCATGTACGACTTGACAGGCTCCGCACTGCACCATAGTGTTCTCGGTGTCGGGACAAGATCCCGATCCGGTGAGACTCCAAGAGTGAGTCAAGCCCGGGTGCGATGGTGGAGTTTCAAACTCCCGGTCGGTGACCTTCCACACCAACCGGGGTGGTTGTCCTCGTAGCTCTAACGGTAGGAGCCCCAGCGTCTGGCTGGGAGGTACGGGTTCGAATCCCGCCGAGGATGCTGTGGGTTGAGACACCTAAGGTCGTGTACGACCGAGGGGCACAGTAAGTCTCTCGCGCTGGACTACCTGAAGGTCCGGCAACCCAAGGTTGGGTGTATGCCCTCTGCTGGGCTACCTGTTGGCGAAAGGTCCAGCGGTTGTTCCACATCGTCGTCCTGAAAAGCATGGACGACTGGTGTGGGTCTTATTGGCTCGGGAGCTATCCCGAGGGCTAGCGGGTGAGGTACCCACCGCGGCTAGGTCACCGAGAACCACCGCCTGATCGGGAAACTGATCCTTCCCCCCGCTGAGGGGGTCGAAGCGGCTCGGATTGCGGCCAGCCCCTCTGCAAGGGGGTCGACACATTGCAGTGTGTTGCAGAGCCACGAATGTGGCACGTCCGTGGTGGCGCAAGCGGACACAGTAGGTTCCCCTCGTAGCTCAATTGGGTAGAGTGCGCCTCTGCATGCGCTAAGCAGCGGAGGGTGCGACGAGATGCAGGTTCGAATCCTGCCGAGGGGGCATGTTCGGAATGGTGACCGAAGACTGGTGGGCGCCTACGCTCGCAGACAAGCTGAGGGAAGACGTTCCCGGGTGCCGCGACCAGTAACGGCCTGATCAGCCGGGCAACACGAAAGGCCCCCGCTCTCCCATCAAGGGAGGCGGGGGCTTCTTCGTTCACTCACCAAGCAGGATCGCCAGGGACTCATCCACACAGCCGGTGAGCGGTAGCTCGTGCGCGCTCTGCCAGCGACGCACGGCATCCTCTAGTTCTCGGTCGTACACATCTCCAGGGTCCAGCCCCAGTCGCTCCCGCAGGGATGCGACGTCATCCCCAGCCATGCCCGGAGAAAGCTCACGCTGCCACCATGTAGGTGGCAGGCCGGCAGCCTCAGTCTCCCCCAGCATCTCTGCCAGTTCGGCCGTCAGAACCCAACCTGAGGCTCCGGTGCGGCCACGGAGGCGATGCCTAGCTTCCTCATCCCATGGGCCAGGCGGCAGTAGCAGCAACCGCCTGGCCGTGTTCACGTCTCCCCCGGTGTCACCGGGAAGGATCTCTCTGCGGAACCAGCTCGGCATCACAACCTCGTCAGCGTCACCCGGACGTAGCCACCCCAGTTGGGCTCGTTCTTGGCCGGCCCCTTCGTCTGGAGTAGTTCGATCTTCTCGATCCACGCACGGAAGCCTTCGCCCGTCCGCAGGTCCTTGGCGAACACAACCGTGCGGTTGTCTTCGATCCACTCCAGTCGAGAGTAACGCTCCCAGGCGTTACCGATCCGGCCCACCTTGTTGCCCTGTCGATCCTCTTCGTGATCGAAGCAGGCCAACCACCAGACAACCTCGCGCTGCACCTTCGGCTGCGGCAGTGCCTTCACGCTGAGACTACTCAGCACCGGAGTGCTGAGCTGGTCGGTACTAGATTCAAGCGTCAACTTGATATCCATCGCGTACCGAGCTGAATCAATAGTCGGCAACTGCACGTCATTGTCGGTATTGTAGGTGGGAGCGAAGCGGAATGCGAATGTCTCGTCACCGTCGTCAACATCAATAGTCGACAGCGTCATTCCGCTGTCGCCAGAGAATGAAGACCTTACCTGCACGAAAGCGAACACCTTCGGGATTGCCGTGGCGTAGCGAATCTTCCCGGTGGTAATGTAGCCCTTCTTCTCGTGCTTCGTCAGCGACTGCATGTAGATTCCACTGCCATCAACGGCAATGCAGATCGCATCCGAGTTGCCAAGAAAGGCGACGGAAAGAACCCTGCCGTTCGCGTGCGTCTGGGCATCGTAAGCCCAGGCGTAACGCAGGGACTCGATCTCCTGGGAGAGCTCGATCCGGGCGCAGCCGGAGAAGCCGGCCAGATCGTCTTCAACTGCGGCGATGAAGTACGTGTCGCGGGCCGTGATGGACCGCACTGGCGTACTGGTGTTTAACGTGAGCGGACCCAATGAAACTTTTCCGCCGTCTTGTACAATACCGATCCGCACACCACGCGACGTACCGAGCGCGATGTACGCCCCCAGGTAGACGCGCATCGAATGCGCAGTCTCACCGGGAGGAAGTTCAACAACCTGCGCAGCGCCACCAAGAGTGGGGCTCGCGCCAGAACTTCCGGCAGCTAAGTTAAAAGCGTAGACAGCGGCGTAACCATTGCTGTATCCACTCGCAAGAATGGAGTCCGGGGTTTCCACCACGGACGTCCATGTCCAATTCGTGTCCGGGTGAGTGTAAAGCGGAGTGCCAAGAGTTGAGCTGGAAAGCGTCAACTCATACAGCTTGTTTCCCTGCGAAGCAATGATTCTCGACTTCACCCACCAGGGGATGATTGTCCCCGGAGAAGTGACAAGAGATGTCAGCGCATTACCCGCAACGTCACCAACGAATAGCCCCGTCGTGGAACCAACGACAACCTTGCTCCCGCAGATAGCGGGAGCGCCGGTCAGGTTGGTAGCCCCGGAGTACAGGCTGGAGGTGGAACGGTCGAGGCGGTGCATCTGCGTGTTCTCCACGGAGAACAAGACGTCGCCGTCATTGACGACGGCCGACGTGCACCACACGCCCTGCCCAGCGGAGACGGGGTGGACGAGATCGGTTGCCTTGTGCAGGGTCACCTGACCCTTCGTCCACACGTCCAGACCGACGGAGGTTCCGTAGCGGTACTGGGCCAGCTCGTCACTGCCGGGCTCATACCACTGGAGGCCGGCACCCTTGTGCCAGGAATCCTGGGAGCGGACCCACCACTGGGACAGGGTCTGCTCGCCAGGTTCCTTCGAGCTGTCGAACTGCTGCTTCGTGAAGTCCTTCGTGGCCCGCGTGGCCGGCCGCTCCGGAGTGATGCTCAGGAAGAAGGGCATGCCGTCGATGCTGACGTCGTAGACGGCGTCAGACTGCTGGTATGTGGCAGCTTCCTTCCGGGCAGAGATCGGTCCGGTAAGCCGCTCGGTGATGTCCCTGCGGACCATCACAACTCCAATCAGTCGGCGCGGACCAACTCAACGGTGCCCTGGAATTCGATGTTCGCTCCACCGGCAGTCACGCTCGCGGCAGACGCCTGCCGGTAGATGGACAACTTGTCGCCTGCGGCGAGGTGCACCATCTGATCGCAGCGAATGGTCACGTTCCCTGTAGCCTGAACCGAGTGCCATGTGTAGGCAACGTTCTGCGCCGCACCGTTCAGCGTGTACTTGAGAACCACCTGAGCCCCGCCGCCCACCTGCGCGAAACGCTGGTGCGCGTGCAGGCGGTACAGCCCCGCCACGGGGACGGTGATGTCCGCGCTGGCGACCGTCAGGCCGGAAGAGTAGGTGGCGACGATGTTGGCCTTGCTGTCCACGTTCGCGGTCAGCGCGGTGTCGGTGTTACCGGAGATGCCGACCACTGCGTAAGGGACGGGACTCCCCTTCGGGAAGTCCGTCGCGTTCACGGTGGTGGCGTTCACCGTAGTCACGGTGGCCGTAGTGGCAGCAACGGTTGCGGCAGTAACCGCACCGTCCACACCAACCGAGGCAACGGCGGCCCCGCCGTTAGGCTTCCACTCCTGGAGCTTCGCCGTCTGAGACGGCGCACCAGTGACGGTCGCCGTAACCGTGGAGGCGCTAGTGCCAGACACGTTCAAGGAGGCCCCAGAAAGGCCACCAACGGCCGAAACCGCACTGGCTGACACTGGGCCACTACTCGCCACAGACGTGGCTGCTACGGCGCCGTCAGCGCCGATTGAGGCAGTCTCCGTACTGCTGGAGTTTCGGACACTCAGGACTGGCGCGACCTGGCCGGTCGTGCCCTTCAGGGTGACAGCGTTGCTGGCGTTCGTGCCAGCGGTGAAAGTGCTCGTGCTGTTACCGGTGATGCCGGGGCCGGTGAGCCGGCCGGAAGCATCGAAGGTGGCAACGTCGGCGGAGCCGGCAGCGTTCTGAATCTTGATGACCGAGCCGGTCTGACCGGACTTAGGCCGCACCTTGAGCGGTGCGTCCCCACCAGACGTGGAGACGAACACCTTGTTGTCGAGGGTCTGCGTGTCGGTCGTGCCGACAAGCGGGCCAGTCACACCATGCACACCGGACGTCTTGTAGATGTGCTCCTGCGGCTCACGGAAATCCTGAGCGGAGAAGCCATGCACGACGATCGCACCCGTGCTGTGCGGCGTGGCCGCACTGCCGTCAACGCCACGAGTGATCGTCAGGGTCGTACCGGAAACTCCGGTGACGGTGACAACCTCTTCGGTTGCGGTGTCCTTGTCGATGAGCAGACTGAACGGCGTGGTTGCGGGAAGGCCGGTAACAGTATCAACGGTGAGAGTGACATCGGTGGCATTGATGCCCGCCTGGAGCGACATCTGCCCAGCGGTAGACGAGTACTGCCTTGCGGGCATTAGCGCACGCCCCTAGCTCGGATCGGGTACATGGTTGCCAGGACGCTCGCCTCGCGGGCGAGAGCGTCGGCATAGTCAGACTTCAGGGACTTAGCCGCACTCACTGCGGTACCGAGCTGGCGGGCATTGTCGAGAGCATCAGCCTCAACCGACTCCACGGGCAGGCGGCCCGTGTCCAGCCACGGCAACAGCTTCACTGCGGTACCGAGGACGATCACGTCCATGCACGAGAACGGCAGGCCAGTGACGGACCAGTCGTCAGCGAGAGCGGAGAACTTGACAGGGGCGGCGGAGTACCAGACCCGAACCGTACCGAAAGTGGTACGCTTTAGGCTCAGCACAACCCCGGACGGGAAGTCCGTGGCGTTGGCGCCGTGCACGACATCCCAGTCTTCAACGATGTTCCAGCCGCCCAGGTTGCCGGGCTGGGATTCTTCAACGCGCAACACGCGCTGGCAGTCGGCCGGCAGGGCGAACTGCCACTGGACACCGTTGGCTGTGATCTCAGTCTGCTTGACGGCGTACAGCACGGGGTAGACGGCAGACAGGGTCTCGTTGATGAGGCGACCCACAACCGCCCTCGGGTAGGTGGGTCGCATTGCCACACGCTCCCCTGCGGTGTGTGCCTCTGCAATGGTGCCCTTGGCGCCACGCCCCCACGGGGGGATCGTGGCAGTAGTGTCACTGGCGGAGTTGACCTGCATCAGCTCCGTGCCAACCTCGATGATCCCCTGCGAGATGCGTCCGGGGTCGGTCACCTTCACCGTCAGATCGGTAGGCGACAGGTCGGATTCCAGCGTGGTGAATTGGTCGTTGTTCACACCGAAGCCCTGAAGGCGATTGACGACATCGTCAATCAAGCCCTCAAAGGTGACCGACGTCCCGAACATCTCAGTCCTTCTTGAAGCAGTCCACCGGGCGTTCGCCGTTGTACGGCTTGCCCGTCATGTCGGAGATCCGGCGAGCCTCATCGACGGCATGCTGCGTAGTACCGTTCGGCTCGATGCCTTCCTTGCGGGCCGAGTTGTAGGCGTCCAGCTCGCCGAACCATCGCTTCTCCCGCTCGCGCGTAAACCCGTTAGGGTCAAGCGCGGCAGTCTTGATGTTGGCGTTCCGGCAGCACTCCCCGTAGGAGCGGCACGTCTGCGTGGGGCAGCCGCTACGACAGCTCACCGGAGGAACCCCGCAGAGTCGGGGTCACCAACCCGCTTCGCCAGGATGCCCTTCACGGCAGCCAGGCCAGGGATGATGACGGAGACCCACGCCTGGTCGAGGCCGCCGAGGGCGACGATCACCTGGGAGACGACGACGTAGGCAACAACGAACGCGATGCGCTCCGCCCAGTCGAGCACGAACTTCTTTGACAGGCCCAGCTTGGTGAGCATCAGGAAACCACCTTCACAACGACGGCAACGGCCGTGACGATTGACGCGAATGCAGAGACGGGCAGTGCCCACATCCACTTTTCGAGACCGCGAATCCGACCTTCGTGATCGGCGTTCGCCTGCTCCATTCGCTTGTTCGACTTCTCAAGCTCAGTGACCAGCCCGGCCAGGCGCTCGTCCATGCGGGCGAGCACCACGGCCAGGGTGGAATCCGGGGTCAGCCCTTCCACGTGATGCCCGCCTTCTTGGCGGACTCGGGGCCGAACTGCCCATCGGCGGTGATCCCCTTGCGCTCCTGCCAAGCCTTGACGGCCTTGACCATGGCGCGGTCGTAGACCGGCCAAGAGCCAGCACCAATCAGCTTGCGCACGTAGGCCACGTCCGCTCCGCGCTGACGCGGGAAGCGCAGCTTCAGGACGCGGGTGAGAGCGAACCGCGGGGCAGACGCGTAGGGCGGGCGCAGCACAGATGCGACCAGGCCGTAGCGGCGCTTACGCCGCTGCACCTGACCACCGTTGGCGTCGTTGCCAGCAGACGTGTTGCCCTCCAGGGCAACCAGCTCGCCGTCACCATTGGACTCAACGATCCCGGTGTGCTCAATGCGGGAGAAGCCACCAGGGAAGTTGTAGAACACAACATCCCCGGGCTTCGCGTCGGAGACGTTTACCTTGACGAAGCCCAGCTTCTCGCGAAGCGTCTCCTCCAGGTTCGGCGTGTAGGCGAACCAGGCACCAGGCTTCGCCCAGCGCCAGTCGTAACCGGCGTGGGCGAACACCCAGGTGACGAAGATTCCGCACCAAGCAACACCATTGTCGTCTGCCCACTCGCCATACTTCTGGCGGTTAGAGCCTGCCGGGTGCTCCTTGTTGCCAAGCTCTGCCATAGCTACGCGCAGAACCTGCGCGGCCGTCGTGGGAATAGTCACGATCCCTCCCAGGGATTACACCGAAGAGAGACCATCGGTGGACGGAACTGTGGTCGTGGTTCCCCACGCTGCGCCGCCGTTCCCATAGGAGCCGCGGTTGAACACCTTGGCCGAACCAAGGACACGGACGGCTGCCGCCGTATCGGCGGCCAGTGCCGTCTGGTCGGCGAACTTCACCATCGTCGGAGTGGTCCAACTCTTGAAGCGAACCGAGTCGAACGTGATGTCTCCACCATTGGCACCAGTGGTCGCGTTGGCGATCGTGATGTATCCGGGGAACTCACACTGAACGAACTTCACCGGCATCTGCTGAGCGTCAACGTTATTGCCGAAGCGGATGACCTCCATTGCCTTCACGGTCGTGCCGGTGTTACCACCGGAGATCGCATCGACGGAGATGTCAACGTTCTGCATCAGGATGTGCTTGTTCACGCCGTGCCAGTTGCAGTCCATGAACTTGCTGCCGCTGTTGCGCAGCTCGGGGCGGAATCCGCCGTAGACCGCAAGCGTGCAGCAGTTGTCCGGGTGCGTGGCAATCTCTGGCATCACGAAGACGGTTCCACCGGAACCGCTGTTCGTGCCGAGGATCACCGAGTGGTAACCAGAGAAGCTGAGGTAGCCACCGCGGTTGATCTGGAACAGATCACCACCGGCATACTCGAACTCGTTGTCCATGAAGCTGTAGTTCAAGAACTGGCCCTGCTGCGGTGGGAAGCGGAACACCTTCCACGAGATGCCACCCCACGACGTAGTCGTGGTGGACATGAGGCTGGTGTCCACAACGCCGGCCATGGCGTTGATGAACTTGACGACATAGCTGCCAGCAGTTGGCGTACTGGACGCCGTGACGGTGACGTTGCCGGAGCCGATCGTGGAGAGTGCAGCAAGCGCGGACTGAATGGTTGCGGCACTCGCGTTGTACGCCAGGCTCGTGGTCGTCTGCCCGTTGTAAGTCAACGTGAACGTTCCGGCTGTCGGAGCGCTGATACCGGTCGACAGGTAAACTGCGTTCCGCAGCGGGTAACCGAACTTAAAGACCGCGTCGGACGCGGTCAGCGAGTTCGAGAACGTCCAGTCGGAGAAGCCCATCTCGGAGTTCAGGTTGGCACGAACGCCACCGTCAATACCCCAGACAACCTTCCAGTTGCCTTCCACGTAGATGCGCCGGAACCGACCAGAGTTCTGCGCCGAAGACGCAACGAACTCCGGGTAGAGGGTTCCCTCATCGGTGCCGGTAGCGCAGTACAGGTAGAACAGGGTCTGGTTGGCGTTCTCGGACTTGAAGCCAATGTCGCGGAAAGTGAACTGCCGCTGGTTGACGAGGCGGAACAGGCAGCCCGCCGTCTGGTCCGTGGACGGACCAACGGACGACGCGAAGATGAGCAGCGTCGCACGCTTACCCAGTTCGGTGGAACCACAGATCGTGACGCTGCGCTTCGCCGTCGTGGAGACGGTGAGCGCATCGAACAGGTTCGGGTTGGTGATCCTGAAGTTGCCAGGTGCGAAACGCAGGTTCACCGTGTGCGAACCACGTGCGCTGGAGTACAAGGTGTTGACGGTGTTGATCGCCGTAGCGATCTGCGTGTCCATCGGCGTCGTGCCATCGGAGTCGACGGGGAAGACGTCGACGTTGTAGGTGGCAGAACCGCTCGTGTTGTTGATGGTGATCGTGTTTCCTGCATCGTCAACGACGATGCCGATACCGCTACCACCAACAAGGGTTGCACCGATCGTGTCCCGCACGATCTCCGCGTCGGTGGTGCCACCACCACCAGACGAAGCAATCGTGATGGTGTTGCCCGTGTCGTCCACGGTGATGGTCGTGTTCGCACCCGCGACCAGCGTGGTGCCGATCGTGTCGCGGACCACCTCAGGATCGGTGGTCGCGCTGATCGTGAGGCTCCCGCTCGCGGGGGTGAGCGTGACGTTGCTGCCGGCCACAAGGGCCGAGATCGCAGTCGACTTGATGTAAGCCGGGTCCGCACTCAGCGTGCGGTTGGTGGTGAGGTCACCGCCACCCTGAAGACCGGTTCCTGCCGTGATCGTGGTGGAGTCAAGGACGTACTGCGGGTGCGGATCGGAGTCCGCAACGTGGGAAGCTACGGCGGTAGCGCTGGCGTCTGCGACGGCAGCGGCAGCCTCAAGGCCATCCTCAATGTGATTCAGCCGCGAGGCCGAAACGGGGGTGCCCCCCTCGGCGCCGTTGACCCAGTTCTGCTTCGTGTAACTCATTCACTAATCCCTAGGGTTAACGTCGAGATCGGGGTACAGATCAAGGGATGGGTAAAGGGCTGCCACAAACGTCGGGACAGCGCCGAAGGGGAAGATGCTTTCGCTCGGGAAGAACGACTCGCCCGGGAATGGGTATCCGTCATCGGGAACGATGACGTCATCAACCGGGGAGAGCTGTGCGCCGTAGCCGGCAGCGGTGAGTGCTGCCGCTTCTACATCACTAACGATGTAGTTATGCCCGCCGAGGTAGACGACGTCGGCGGCAGTGAGGTCTTCGGAGGAGACGAACTTGTACAGCTTGTAGCTGGTGCCGAACTTCAGCAGGGTCTGGCCGACATCAACCCACCGTCGACCGAAGAGGGAATCGCTTCCATTCTTGAACCTGTAAGTCGGCGGAGAGAATCGGTAAGCCACTTAAACCCCAGACCGCCATAGGGGTGACGCCAGTCATGAACTAACGTCACCCCTACAGCTAATCGCGTCAGCTAACGGCAGCCTTGGTGCTACCGGTCAGCACGACCTGAAGGGACTCGGGGCGGTACAGCGCCCACCCGAGGGTGCCCTTCCAGCCGACGTGACGGAACCGGCGCAGCTTGTCCAGGTCGGGGCCGACAACGAAGTGCGGCTCCTGCTTGACAACCTCAACCACGGCCTCCGGGCCGAGGAAGTAGCTGCGGTAAACCGCAGCCGAGGAGGCGCCGTCCGTGGTGCGCCGAGCCTTCATGGACTCGACAATACGGAAACCCTCGAAGGTCCCGATCTCGCCGTTCCAGATGTTGGCCTGCGACGCGCCGTACTCGTTCGGCAGACGCCAGCCGCCAGTCGCCCCATCCTCACGGAGAACGGCGGTGACATGCGGGTGCATGAGGCAGCCGTAGATGCCAGCGCCGCCCCAGTTGGGGACGTTGCGAGCCTTGAACCGCGTGGCAACGTCACGCAGGTGCGACGCCTTGAAGTCGTCCGCGGAGGTGTTGGTGATGAGGTTCTTCGACGCCTTGCCGGTCGCGAGGATCGGCGTAGCAGTGTCGAGCACGTCGAGCACCAGCTCGTCGAACGTGTCGGCCATGTGGAAGCCGACAGCCTGAGCGATGTACGGGTCGATCGCGTCGAACGACTCCAGGGTCAGCAGCTCGGTCCGAGTGTTGACGAAGCCGTACTCGTTGACGGTGACGTCAACGTACGTGGTCCCGGGGGCCTTCACGCTGTCGACGTCAGACTCTTCAGTCAGAGGAGTCTTGGCCGCGTTGACTGCGGTCGAGTCGAACCAGGCGTGCTTGAGCAGCCGGACCGAGTTACCGTTGTGGGACGGCCGCTCCGGACGCACGGTGGCGAAGGTGTCACGCACGCAGTTCTGCGTACGGTACGCAGCCTTGAGTGCAAGATCGTAGGCCAGGGTGATGGTGTTGGTACCAAGACCGGCCGTAGTTACGGACGTGTAGGCGTTAGCCACTTACTTACCCCTTATTGTGCTTAAGGCTATCAATGAGAGCCTTGACTTCGTCCAGTGACAGGTTCTTGCCTGCGGCTTCCGCGAGCTTCCCCGCAATTCCAGTCGGATCGGGTGCAAGCGGAATGCCGGTCGATGCGGTCTGCTGGGCTGCGGTCATCGCAGCCACATACTCATCAGGAACGCTGGACGCAGCGGTCTGCTCAGTCGTCTCGGGTTCCTGCGTGGACTCGGCTGCGGGAGTGCCGTCCGCCTTCAGCGGGCCGATCACATCCTCGTAGTCCTTAGCCCATGCCTTGACCGCATCCTCCGTGGGCTCCACGTCGGAGGGAATCAGCTTCGCCACCTTGGGCTTCAGGCCGAGGTTCTGCAGTACCTCGGTGATGTCAGCCCGACGGACCTTGGCCTGCGCTGCCTTCAGCTCGTTCTCAAGCTCAGCCAGCTTTTCGTTCTGCTTCTTGATGAGCTTCCGCAGATCGCCAGGGTTCGTCTCGGTGTCGTCGTCGTCGTAGATGCCCACTTGTATTTCTCCCTTAGGTTGTCGTCGGCCTGCATACACATCAGGGGTAATGTGTTGCGCTCCAACTCCGGTCTTCGTACACACCCAGTGCCGGTCGATCTGGGCGGGGTCTATATTGTTGGTGGCCGGCTCCCACTAATATGGGAACCGGCGTTCAACATTCGTGAACGTTCAGTTATACTGAACGCGAGCTGGAAGTGCTCAGCGTGGTCTGACCCACAGCGGAGCCACCAGAGAATCTGGACGTCTCGGCACTGACCGCGTCCTTGCGCTTCTTCGCAGCGGTCGCGTCATTCAGGAACGCCTCAGCCACGAGATCACCTGTGGTGATGTCAGTGCCGTTGAGCTGCCCCAGCTTGGCCGCATTGGCGGCTTCGGTGGCAACGAAGTTGACGCCCTGCCGAATGTCGTTCAGGCTGGCCCCGGTGGCACCGATCTTGTCGGCAGTGTCCTGGGTGATGCCCACACCGTTAGCCTGGCCGATCGCCTGAGCTTCAAGGCTCTTGATCCGCTGACGCACCAGTGGTGCGGCGCGAGTCTGGTCGAGGGCCATGGCGATGAACTCGCCATCCGTCCCTCCCTGATCCCGCCACATCTTCATCGTTTCCGGGCTCTGGTAGTACGCCTCGGATGCGGTGTTCACGCGGTCCTGCAACTCCGTCGGCGACAGGTCGTTCTCAAGGAACGACGTGAAGTCCGAGTTGGTGTCGTAGAAACCGGGCGGCAGGCCGGCGGATGCCATGAGCTGACGGTAGGAGCGCTCCGTCGCCAAGTACTCCTGGGGGCTTAGCTCCGGCAGACCGTTGGCGATCCGCTTCTTGTTGGCCGAGAAGCGGTTCTGGTACTCCGGGGTCTGCTTGAGCTGGAGGACGATCGTGTCCTCGCTCGCACCGGACTGCACCAGCTTGAGAATCGCGGGAGCAAGACTGGAGATGCCGTAGCCATCGAACAGGCTAACGAGGGCCTGGTAGCTGTCGTTCTGCGACTGCGTCAGGTCAGCCATCACGCACCGCCGAAGAAGTCAGAGATGACGCGGCGAGCCGCGCCGTTGATGGCATCCTGCGAGTTCTTCGTCTTCAGCCACTCAGGCTTGGCCCGGAGGTTCTGCTCGAACTGCCACAGCGACGTCGAGGCGGGCTTGCCGTCAGGACCCTTGGCGCTGATGGCGCCGCGGATGTCCGAGTCGAACAGATCCACGTCGGCGGGGTTCTTCTCCAGGATCTTCGCCTTGCTCTGAATGTACGGAGATGCCACGTCGTACAGGTCTTGGCCGGCGTCAAGCTCCTGCGCATACGCAGGGGCCAGAGTCTTCGCCTGGTTGCGGACGTACTGCGTGAGGTGCTGGAGATTGTCAGCACCGGCAGCGATCGACTGCGCCCACTTCTCGTAGGTGCTGGCGCTGTAGCTCATACCGTTCTTCCAGGCCACCTGACGCAACTGCTCGGCCGTGTCCTGGGCCGCACCCATGAACGCACCATTGACGGTGCGGACGTAGGTGGAGAGCGTGTCCCTGATCTGCGCGTCGTTCCACTCGAACTGGAGCGCGTTGTCTGCGATGCGGGACAGGATCGAAGCGGAAGGTGCGGACCCGATCTCCGCTGCGGTGTCGCGGAGCTGGGCAATGAGCTGGGCCTTGCGCTGGTTCAGCGTGGCCGGGTCGGTGCTCTTGAGCACCTGATACTTGCGGTAGGACTCACTGTGCTGCTTGAACCACTTGGTTCCGCGCACCTGAGAAACGAACTGATCAGCCGTCCAGTTGCTCTTTACTGCACTCTTGAACAGCTTGTAGAGTTCACCATTGCTCTTAAGGAATGCGTAGGCGAACCCGTAATTCTCGGCAAACCTCTGCTCATCAAGGCTCGGCATGTGTCATTCCCCAGGGTACTTGATGTGAACGCCCCACGGGTTACCCCATACTTTCCTGATGCGCACCTTCGCACCAGAGTGCGGGGCTTCAAGGATCATCCCGTTTCCGAGATACAGGGCAATGTGGTCTGCGCCGTTGTTCCTGTCGTTCTCATCCCAGGCAACGAGGTCGCCGGGCTGTAGCTTGTCAACCGAGGTGCGCTTACCGAGGTTCGCCTGCTGGAAGCTGACTCGGGGCAGGCGCACGCCGGCGCGGCCAAGTGCCCACTGCGTCAGGCCCGAGCAGTCAAACCCGGTCTTCGGTGTGGAGCCACCCCAGCGGTACATCGTGCCCACGTACTTGCGAGCCTCTGCAATGGCCGCTGCGCGCCCACCAGTGGCACTCCCACCCGAGTAGTCAGCCCCGGAATCTGAGAGCAGCGGAAGCCCTTCAGGGGCCTCCTTAGAGGCAACCGAACCGAAGTCCAGTGAGCCTCCGCCGGTATCGAAGCTGACCATCGGAGAATCCACCGGGGTGGACAGATCACCAAGGCTGGTGTCGGGTGACACCGCGCTCAGCGAGGTGTCCACCCCAAGTGGCTTCACCATTAGACGGGCGCTCCAATCGCGCTGATGAGTGCATTGAACAGCGGGACACCGGCCTGGAAGGCGCCGTAGTCGTCGTCGCCTTCAACCATTTGGCCGACCTCACCACCGATGTCGATGCCACCGGAAGTCGAAGTGGTCGCATTACCCTGGGCGTCATAGGTGGTGGTGCTGACGCTCGGGTTCTCCTTGGCCTTACGGACCAGCATCCCCCGGTACTTGCTCAGCTCCCCGTCGTCCGGGTCGCGGCCAACCTTGTCCCGGAAAATCTGCCGGATTGCCGACTCAGCTTCGGATGTTGACGGAAGGTTGTAGCTGGTCTGCGTCTTCATCTGCGCTTCACGGTGATTGCCAGAGATGCCATCCCACAGGTCAACCACCTGCCAGGGGGTGAGCTTCATGCCGGCGATGTTCGCCACGGAGGCTCCCTCGACGGCCTTCTGCCAGGCCGAGTACATGGCCTGGAAGTCGGACGGGTCATCAATGACACCGGCCGAGTAGAGCCGCTTGCCGAAAGCTGAGCGCTCCTCTTCGGACCACGTCCAGAAGTGCGCGACAGCCTCGGCGGCGGGGATCGTCTTGTCCTTACGGCGGAAAGACTCCTCCATGTAGGAGTGGTAGTCGGGAGCCCCGTCAGGGGTCTTCCCGGCTGGAGCCATGCCCGTGGTGCCCCAGAAGACCTGGGGCACCGTCGGGTCTACATATGCGCCACCGGATGCCGCGCCTGCGCGCGGCGCCTGAAAGGTGGGGACACCACCGGCGGAGGCCGAAGGAACAGGCTGTGGACTACTACCCAACTCCCAACAGCTCCTTATTCAGGTCGTCGCCCTCAAGGACGCGCGAGTACATGTAGCTGAACGCCAGATCCTGATCGGTCAGCGCCTTAGTGAACGAACCCCACGAGTCGAGAAGATCGGCGTTGCTTGGGTCATCCAGCTTGTGCTTCGGCCTCGCCTTCAGCAGCTCGTGCACCTGCCTGCGTCCGTCGATGTAGCTCTGGAGGAGCTGCATGTCTCGGCGCTGCGCCAGGTCCGGGTATGTCTTCCACGCGCCCTGCACGTCGGAGATGAACTTCTCCACCTTCGAGGAATCCTGCTGGTCGTAGTCAGCACCCCAGCCAGGCAGGGCCTTAGCAAGCTGGACGCGGTAGTCGGCCAGCGACTGCCGCAGATCAGCGGCACCCTTCTGCCCGATGTTGTTCAACCCCCGAGCTGCAAGCTCGGCGTCAACGGACGCCTTCGCCTTGTAGTACTCCATCCAGCCGCGCTTGACGCTCGGCTCGTTGAAGTTCTCGCGAGGGTTCTTCTGCCCACGGTAAGTGGTGTCGGAACCCATACCAACCGTCTTCGACTTCTGGTAGTCGTAGATGCCCGCGTTGAACTCACCGATCAGGTTGTCGGTGCCGGCCAGTGCCCAGCCGATCTCCGGCGTGTTGGCGATGGCTTTGCTGTACTTCTCCGCTGCGGTCTGCGCCTCAAGGCTCGCGTCCACCCCAGTAGGGTTGGCGCTCAGGCTGATGCTCAGGTCGAAGAACTTCGGGTACCGCTCGTAGAAGATTTCTGCCGGAAGCGGATCGTCCGCATTGAGCTTCTTGCCGTCGGGGTGTGTCAGCTTCCACTGCCGCTGAATCGAGTGCATCTGGTCGATGTAGAACTGGATCTCTTCGGAAGGCCCAGGGCGAACAGACACGGGCATGACGCCCTGCGAGATCGACTTGACGATGAAGTAGTTCCTCGTCTTCTTGCTGATCTCGTCTGCCGTCGGCAGGGCCTTGCGCTCACCCCGGTAGTAGCGACTGTTCTCAACATTACGGAGCATGTTGAACGTGTTCGCATACTCTTCGCCAGAGCCGCGCATGGAGGCCAGGGACTTGGCCCAGGCTGGCACGAGTGAGTCTGCGAAACCCTTCACGGGAAGCAACCCCCCGTCAGGGGTTGCACCGTAAGGCAGGATGTAGCTCAGGATAGGGTTCTTCTGGACGTCAGCAGCGAGCCGCTTGTCGTGGGCGATAGCCCAGTTAGCGAACACCTGAGCGACCGGGCCGGGACCGGGCAGCAGCGGAGGGTCACCCTGGAAGATGATGTTGAAGGACTTCGGGTCAACCTTCCAGACGAAATCGTCGGAGATGCCGAAATGCTTCAGCCAGGACTTCGGAAGGAAGAAATACCTGCCAGTCTCCGAGGCCATATCTTCGTCGGTGGGTTCGCGCCCCAGCACCTTGCGCAGCCATGCCCGCTTCGTCTCCGGGTCATCCTGGTGGATCAGGCCCGTGTTCTGCGGGAGGGCGAACGCCTGCTGCGTTCGGCGGATCAGCTCGGGGTTCTCGTAGAAGAGAGCACCCCACTTCTTCATCGTGTCTTCCCAGGCAGAGAAGAACGGGAAGAGGACGTTGCGCGTGCCGGAGCCCGGGCTCATGCGCTCCAGGTCGAACAGGACGTCAGCAACGCGCTTACGCGCGAGGCTGTCGGCCGACTTGCGCATACGCTCGAACTCAACGTCCGGGATGTCGCCTTCGTTCTCGGCCACCCACCGGTCGATCTTGTCCTTCATGTTCTCGCGGAAGCTGTAGTTGTACAGCGGCTGCCGCGCCATGACCTGCTCGGGCATGTCGGACATGATCTTGTACCACTTGCTGGTGACCTTGTTGATGGCTTCGGTCAGTGCCCCAGCCTTGCCGATCGGCGTGTACGCCTCACCGTGAACATCAAACCTGTTCGCCGAGTTCTCGAACATCTTGATGTCGTCTTGCTTGAGGTTGCGCCGACTGACGATGTCGCGCAGTTCCGGGTGTTCGGCGGGAAGCATGTGGTCGACATGCTGACGCACGGCGTCGAGCCATGCCTTCTCATCACCGGCGAACTTCGGATCGGTCTTGAAGTTGCGCCATTCGGCGTTGATCGGGTTGCCCGACTTGCGGGCAAGCCTAATCAGGGTGCTTTCGTTCATCCCGTCGACGATGGCCCTGGCGGTGGACGAGTTGCGGATCTGCCGGTTCACACCACGCAGGTAAGCCTCGGTCCAGTTCAGGTCCCCGGGCTTGACGATCTCCCACTGGTTCGAGCCAAGCATGTTGGCGACCTCGCGGTCAGTGTGGTCGATCATTGCCCGGCTCATGGTGGAGCCCTTTTCGGCCGTCATGCGCTTGCGCATTGCCAGCTCGTCAGCGTTCAGCGCGGGCTGGACGGGGTAGCCCTCGTGCTCCTCCATCTTGGTGAGGAGCGAGAACTTGTCTCGACCTTCCTTGCCAACGGGATTCAGGTTGCGGGCGAGGTTGAGTGTCCCGTCCTTCACCCCGGCAGCCCAGGCCAGCGTTCCCATCGCAACGACGTTGCGGAACTGGGAGTCGAACTGCACGCGGGGCAGGTAGGCCGGCCGCAGCAGTGCGGCCAGCTTCCACGTCCGCATGTACCCAGCAAGCAGGGCGGAGCCAAGGTCGGAAAGCTGCTCACCGACGCTGAGGTTCGGATCGATCCTCAGCATGTCGGGGATCTTGTGCTTGGCCGCGAAAGCCATCGCCTTGTCGGCAGTGCGCGGGTCCATGAACATGGCCGTATCGCGCAACTGGGACGAGATGAACGCACGGTCAAAAGCGAAGCCCCCGCCCTCGGGGTCAACGCCAGACACGATCTTGCTTGCCTCGCCGGAGAAGACCTTGGCGTGCAGGTAGTTCCGCCACTCAGTGCGCGCCTGGCGCGCCTGGTTGAGCAGGAAGTCTGCATGCTCGGGGTCGAGCCCATGCTTGGCAGCGAGCAGCTTGTGGCTCTCGGATTCAGCCTGGTCAACGATGCGGCCACGCTCGGTGGCCGAAGAGGCGGAAGCGTACTTCGACAGGTAGTGGCTGACCCGATCCTTCGGCATCCACTTCGACCGCCCCAGTGCGGCCTCGAAGTCCTGCATACCAAGCCGGGTGTCGGCGATGTTGATCGAGTGCGGGGCGCGAGCGCCAGGAGCACCGCCGATGACGGTGATCATCCTGCCGAGGGGGCCGTTGTAAACGACCTTCTCGGTGGAAGCCTGGCGGACTCGGTTGCCCTCCATCGCGGTGGCGAGCACGCCGTGCGTCTTGAGCTGCGTCACTTCGCCAGCAATCTCCTGCTGGCGCTCGATCAGGCCGAGCTGCTCCTCGATCTTCGTCTCGGCCGCTCGAAGCTCAGCTTCCCACTTGGGTTGGTTCAGGTAGTCGATCTCACCCTTGTGGTCCACCGTAAAGCGCACAGGCTTTCCCGGCTCGATGACACCTTCTGGGCTTGCGTGCCAGAAGCGCTCAAGCTGGTTCAGCTCAGGTGCGGCCTGAACGCGCTCAAGCTGCGCAGCAAGGTCCGCGTACTGCTCGGCCAGCTTGGCCTTCGCGGTCGGGTCACCGATCGCAGCGGCCAGGACATCACGCTTCGCGGCGAAGCGAGCGGTGTCGTCAACGATCCCGTTAGCATTCTCGAACAGGTGAGCGAGGACGGCCGAGTCCGAGGACTGCTTGAAGACGTTCAGCTTCAGAAGCTGCGGAGCTTTGAGGTTGTCCGTGCTCTTGATGAAGTTGTAGAAGTTCTTGCCGCTGCGGGTAGCAGACTGGGAGGCGTCGGCAACCTTCTCGCCCCTGGCGAGAGCGTCAGCAACCTTGACCGTGTCGGCGGCTTCGCCGACCTTGACGGTCTTCTGCGCCTTGCGCACATCGCTGAGCTTGCCGCCCACCTTGGCGACCGGATCAAACCCGATGTTGATGGCGAAGTCGAGCGAGCCAGTAGCGAGCCGACCAGCCCACGTCTCTTGACCCCACTTGCGGCTCTCCTGAAGGCGCGCCTTCAGGTCCCCACCGCTAGGGTCACTCTTGGCGAAGAACGCCTGACCCGGGCTGACGCCCTTGCTGTCGTCCCACGCCTTGCTCCAGACGTCACCGCTGAACTCGTTCTTCCAGTACGAGGGGCTCACCCAGGTGCCAAGACCGCTCGTGCCGCTCCGGGCTGCGGCCTCGTTGTCAACCGCAAGGGCAGTGCTGACACCCCGCTGGACCTTGTCGAGCGGGTAGTTGAGAGCCTTACCGAGCCAGCCGAGGGCAATGCTCGGGGCGGAGTTGTGCAGCTCCTGCTGCACGTACCCGCGCGAGGCGCGGTCAGCGGCCAGGATGCGGTTCGCGTAGTCGAACTTGACGCCGTTGAACCCGGTGTTGCGGAAGTTCTTCTGGGTCTTCGTGTAGTTGATGAAGTTCTGCGCGTCCTCCACACTCATGGCCCCCACCCCCTGAGGGGGAGTGATCGACGCCATCATGTGCGGAGTTGCAGTCTCCTGCGGATCAGACGTGACCTGCTGGGCGTTCGCAGTAAGGTCTTCCCAGTAGCCCACGGTTGAACCCCTTAAGTCTGTGCAATGAGTTTCTTGACCCAGGCGATATACCCCGGAGGGGCATCGTCTCGGCCAGCCTGCGCAATGAACGCAGGCAGGTACTTGGCGAGGTACTGAGCGTCAGCCTTCTTGGCGTCCGGGATGCCGAGGGCATCCATGCCAGGGCCAGCGCCAGCGTCGGCACCAGCGGTGACCGGGACGTCAGGCTGCGCGGACGGCGCACTCAGGGGCACCACCCCAGACAGGTCGATGCCGGCCGGCGCCTGCGCCGCACCACCAGAACTAGCTAGCGGTGCCCCCTGCTGGAGCTGGTGCAGATCCTGCCGGTCTCCGTAGTCGCCACCGGGCGCGTCCATGATTGGCTGCCCATCCGTTCTCCTGCTGAACTTGCCCGGCCCGGAGACCGGGGCCGGATTGGACGGCCTCCGGTAGCCTCCGTGCTCTGCCACGTCAGGCCCAGGTCTTCGACAGCAGGTCGATCACGAGAAACACAACACCAACACCCACGACAATCCCCGCTTTCTGAAAGACGTTCACACTGGCCTCGCCATCGCTAGCCCGCTGGTCATCTTCGCGGCCCCGGTGTTTCCGTTCAGGGACGCGAAGGTCTGGATGAGGTCGGGACGAACGCCATTGGCGCCCCCACCGGGGATTCCCCCGCCCATATCTGGGGCAGGTGCACCCATGCCAAGGTCGGGAGATTCAGGTGCGGCAGGGGCCGCAGGGGCAGGCTCTGGTGCGAATGCAGCAAGGGCTGCATCTTCGGGAGACTTTCCATCCTGCAATCCCTTGATGAGCTTGGCTAGCTTCGTGATGCTCTCGGTCGGGTCGGCACCCTGTGCCGCCATCTCCGGGATCGACTGAGCAAGACCAGCGAACGACGCCAAGATGGCGTCACGGCTCTGCTCAACCTGAATCTTCGTAGCCTCGTCGGACGGGTTGATCCCACCGGGGAGACTGCGCTGCGCGTAGTCCCTGCTCAGGAGTCCGGCCTGGTTGGCCTGGAGAACCCAGACGAGTGCACGGTTCGGGTCGCCAATACCAGCGGCGAAGCCGTAGGTGATGTCGACCGTGTAGTCACCGTCGATGTCCCGGGACGGGATGTAGGTCTCCTTGTACGGCACGCCGGAGTCGCTTCCGCGGATCTCCTTCTTGACGTCACCGAACAGCTTCTCGTCGTACTCGAAAGTCATGGCGATCACGCGCTGGAGCGCGTCAGCGATCTGCACCTGGAGGCTGCTGATCTGCGACTGGTACATCCCCTGGAGGGCGTTGACGCCCTTGCCGGTGATGACGGAAGCATCGCTCTCGCCGGCACGCACACCGGGGCTCATGGCCCCTTCGCGCATCTCCTCGCGAAGCTGCTCCCCCAGCGTGAACGCCTGGGGCGGGACGTCGAGACGGACACGGCCGACAGAGTTGACGCCCTGCCTGGTGCGCAGCACCGAACGGCCACCAATCGGCATGTCCTGCACGTCGTCCGGGACGACCAGGGGGGCCTGGACGGCATCTTCGACGCCTTCAAGAATGAGCATCTGAAGGCGGTGCCGGACAAGCTGCACCCAGATCATGTCGTCGTAGGCGCCCTTGATGTACCCGTCGAGCAGGCTCGGGCGGGTAGCCACCACGTAGCGGCACTTACCGAAGATGTTCTTCGTGTTGAACAGCACCCGATTGCCGACTTGCGGAAGGTAGGCCAGGTCAACGGTCGCGTTGTTGTACTCGACAACCTCAACGTAGTCTTCGTTGCAGTTGAAGTCCCGAGCCAGCGTCATCGGCAGGTCGTACTCAGCGGCGATGTCGATCCACGGGCGCGTGTAGACACGCGCAACTTCGACGCAGTCACCCATCGAGTTGAACACCGGGTAGGTACCCGGGGCATCCTTGATGCGGATGATCGGTCGCTTGTTCTCGAAGTCCGGCTCAACGCAGAACACCAGCATGCCGAACGTGTGGAGCTGGTCAGCTCCCTTGCGGTTCATCTGCCAGCCAAGGCGACTGGTCTCGATGTAGCTCTTGGCGATCTTCCCGCGCTTGTCGGCGAAAGCCTTCGCGCGGTCGGAGGGATGAGCGGTGGAGCTGTTGCACGTGATCGTGGGAAGAGGTGCAAGGACGGCCGCGATATCGCGGGCCGTCGTGTCAATCATGTTCGCCACGGTCATGCGGTCGAACTCAGGAGAGAACAGGTCCGGCATGAGCTGCTGCCACTCGCCCGCACGGGCGAGGGTGACCTGCGCTACCCGCTGGTCGTAAGCCATGTAGCGGTTACGCAGGGACTTGACCCTGTTTGCAATCTTGTCGATTGCGGTGGTGTCCATGTCACTCCCCAGCGATAGCCGCTGCAATGTCAGCGAAGTTGATGCGCGCTCGTGCATTGGCCGCGCCGCGAGTACTCCAACGGGAGTGCGTGAACGACGGCATCGCGTTCTTCCCGGCACCGTGGCCGAGGATCTCGCGGGCTCGAATCTCAGCGAACCAGAGGGCCATCGGCCCATCCATCTTCAAGTTCTTGCCACGGACACCGGGCTGCCAGGCGATGAGCTGATCAATCAGCATTTTGATGCCGGCCGAGTAGTCCGGATCGGGAAGGGTGATCAGGTTGCTGTCCTTGACGAACATGTCGCGGCCAGCACCGTCGTTCACCTTCTGCGTGTACCCGAACAGGGTGGACACGCTGACGACCCCGTAGTCGGGGTCAAGCTTGTTGCGGCTCGTGTAGTGCCCAGTCAGTAGGATCGAGTTGTTGCGGCAGTAATCCTTCAGGCGCTCGTCGTGGACGAACGCCTTCTGGAACGCCGACTCTTCGATCACCAGCTCGTTCAGCTTGAACGAGCTGTGGATCTGCTCGATGCGGGACTGGATCTGACTAATTGTAGCGTCCGTGATCGTCCAAGCGTTCAGTACGTGACGCTTCTTGGTTTCACGGTCGACTGCGTAGACCAGAAAGAACGTGTCGCCGGCCGAGGCCGGGTCGATCGAGCAGATGACGTACTGCCCTTCCATCCCATTCCTGGGATGGTCGATGGCGCCCGCTGAGAGCGGTCCAGGCTTGCGGCGCTTCTGGACGGAACCGAGGACACACATCGGGTTGAATGTCGAGTTCTCGGCGACGTTCGCCTGCATGTAGACGAGAGACCACGTCTTCGCGGGCTTGCTGTCACGCAGGCGCGCGACGCGCGGGCCATCCCAGGCGGGGTAGAGACCGTCATCACCCTTGACGTCCTGGGAGTCCATCGGCGTGGACGTCTTCGGCCAGAGGGTCTTCCAGTCTTTCGGGTCCTCCGCGAACTCCAGCACAATCGGCTGCCCCAGGTAGGACCAGGGGGACCGTCCGGACAGGTACCGCTCGCCGTTACGCAGCTCGCCGTATAGGTCGGTCGTCGCCAGGCGGGTGCCGATGATGATCAGCTTCCCGTTCTTGACGCGGTTCTCAACCTCAGACTCAAGCCAGTTGATCTGCTTCTCGTACTCGTTCGCGTTGGTCGAGACGATGCAGTCGTCAAGGATGATCAGTTCGGCACGGGAACCGTAGATCTGGCCACCCATACCCAGGGCCTGAACCGTAGGGTCCTTCTCGCCGGAGTCGATGCCGTTGACGTAGAACATGTCAGCGCCCCACGCCTTACCGTCCGCACGGGGTGGACGGAAGCCACCGTTCGGGGCGTAGGCGGCCTGAAGGGTGGACCACTGGTTCGAGGTGAGGCGCTGCTTGATCGAGTAGAGGAACTGCCGCGCCATGTCCTGGCGCTTCGACACGATGATGATGCGGATGTTCGGGTCCATGCAGATTCGGTACGTGCAGTACTCGACCGTGATCGTCTGGGACTTCGCGTGGAACGGAGGGACGTTGATGATGATGCGGTTCGGATCGGACGGCTCGTAGATCTCACCACGACGGGGCGTGTACTCACGCCCCTCGATGATGTCGATCCACGCCTGCTGGTGGGCGTATGTGTCACGCCCCATAAACCGCTTGCGCCACTCGGCGAAACCGAGGTTGGTCAGGTCATCGTCAATGCTTCGGCTCTTAGCGGCCTTCCGCATCTCCATGATGTGGTCGACCTTGGCGGCGTACTCCGGGTCGTTGCCCCTCCAGTTCTCATGAGTCTTGAGGGTGCGACCGGCGGATTCCATCGCGTTGGCGACCGTGTCCCCCGCGCTGAGCGCGTCGAGGACGCGCCGCTTCGCCTCGGCAAGGCCGAGGGTCTTCCTGGGGGGCACGTGCACTCCTAGCCCCTGCCGCGCTGCTTATCTAGGCGGCAGGGAGATTGGGCGATCAGGTCTTGACGATGAGACGGGGTGCGAAGCCGGCGACTCCACCGATCGTGAACGTGCTCGGAGCGGCGGCGACGGCCGTCAGGCCAGACATGGAATATGCGCACGACGGAGTGGCCGCACTCGTCGGTGCGGCCGCGTTCCAGGTTGCCGGGATCGGAAACACGGATGCACCGGTGGCGCAGGTGTAAACCGTCGGCTGGGTGGTCCCGGCGTTCTGCACAACCCCGCCACACCACCAGAGCCCGGCGGACGGAAGGGACCACGTCCCGGTCAGTGCGGTCGTCGTGGTCGACGTGGCGACGTCGATCGCGCCAAAGTCGATCTGGATGTTGCCGGGCTTGCCTGTACCGTCATCTGCATAGATCGTGGGCCGGAACACCGCGCCCGTGTTTCCGACAACGGAGATGCCGACGTTCATCGACGTGAACGTCACGGCTGGCAAGTACAGCGGGTAGAGGCGCAGGACGCCGTTACCAACCTGGTTCGTCGCGGCGGCGATGTTGCTCGGCAGGTGGTACCACTGGCTTGCCACGAACGACGGAACCTGGAAGAGGCTCGGCGTCCCACCCAGCGGGTAGCCGCTGTAGCGGCCCATCAGTCGTCACCGTCGCAGGCGTAAGCGGTCACCGTGTTCACGCCGGCCGAGATGACCTTCGCCGAGGTCGGCCCATCCTGATCCGAGTAGGGGATCTTGAGGCACACTCTCATCCCGGGCGGTACCGGCCAGAAGCCGTTGCCACCAACCGTCGGGTTGGTTGCCGAATCGGAAACCCAGATGGTGTTGGTGCCACTCACGTTGAAGACGTCGATGCACTCCTGGGCACCGTCAACCGAGATCGTGGCGACCGTGCTAGCCACGGTCGTGATCGTTGCGGGGTTAGCCACGTTCATCCTCCGGGGATGGGTTCACTGATTGGCCCGGAGGAATCCGGGTGAAGACCAAGCCCGGAGCGCCGTGTCGGGGCGGCGTCCGGGCGGGACCTGGGAGCCAATTCCTGCTGCCGTAGCTGGGGCAGGAATCCAGCGGCGGTGTCCCTAGAGGCGGGTTCCGTCGCTGCTCAACCAAGGTCTTTCCAACCCGGCGGTGGCGGTCTTCGCGCGGGCTGAAAACTAGGGGGGACAGAGGGGCTGCGGTAGCAGCCCCGAAGGGGGGTAATTCTTTCGGTGAATCAAAGCAGTTGTTTACTAACTCACCACCGGCTTTCAGCCGGTGGTTTTATCTGCGGTAGTTGAATTGGGAAAGCGCAAGCTTTCCGCTTGCTCTTTCTAAAAGAAACTCTCTACTAATAGGCAAGCTCTCTACAAGAGCTTGCCACTAAGTAACTACTGTGGTAACTACTTAGTGGGCTTAGCCTTTGAGGGCTAAGCCCTTACTAGAACTGCGTTTCTTTTGGTCGGGCCTACGCCCCCTCACTTCGTTCGGGACGTAGTCCCTCCTACATATAGTGTGTACATGGAATACTGTGCCGGACGATTCCACACATCGGCGTGTCGTTGAGGACACGCCGTGTTTCAGGCATGTTGGACGAACTCTCGTTCGTCCTCACTGTTGGCCCCCAGTAGGCCCCCCAGCTGAAAAATTGGGGCGAAATTTTTGGGTGGACTGTAGGCCTGGGAGGTAGGGGTGCCAATTGTTAAATGCCCCGGTCAAGTGTTCAACTGTCCGTTTTATCCGGGCTTAAAGAATGTCGGCCAGGTACCCCCTAGGGGTACGCTGACCAGGCACGCTGCAACTCGTGTACAAGTCTGAGACCTGTTAAGGAATGTGGGGGCATTGCACTAAAGAATGCAGGGATACGCTCGCTTGTGCGTGCATTGTTGGGGGATATGGGAATGTGGCTGATAGTACACCCGTATCTAGTGAACACCGTTTAGTCATGGGATGACTTGACCTTGCGCGCAGGTCAGGAGGGGGCAGGGCAGGGCATGTCAGGGCACCGCAAAGGTGCAGGTGTCACCGTTCGGCGACGTCATGGCAACGTCGCCCCTTGACAGGCGTGAGGTCTAGGGGTAGGGTTGCCGCCAGGAAGCAACACACCGAGAGAGGCTGAGACGATGACCAGCACTGCCACCTTCACTGCACAGCAGGTCGCGAACATGCGAGCGTGGATGAGTGACTGCCTGCCCGAGCAGGTCGTGGAGGAGCTGTCCGATGAGCGCGTGGCGCGCTGGGTGGCACGCAACTACGCGGGTGGCATGGACGGCTTCGTCAAGGATTCCGCTGACGCTGAGTGGTGAGGGCGGGGCAGGGGCCGTGGAGCCCCTGCACCGCCTGCTCTACTTAGACCAAGCAATGACCCGAGAGGACAGAGACGATGACCACCTACACCCCCCCGACCCCGACCCAGCTCGACGTCATGCGAGACCTGGGGCTGACGATGCCGACCGATCACGCGCTGACCCGTGACGAGGCGTCCGACCTGATCTCGGCCGCGCTGTCCTGAGTGGTGAGGGCAGGGCAGGGGCTACGGCCCCTGCCCTGCCTGCTCCGCTCAGCACACCCCGCACGAGAGGAAGAGACGATGAACCCGAGAGAGACCTACGGCGCGCTGCTGGACAGGCCGGAGCGCACCTATGTGGTCACTCGCACCGATGGCACGACCGACACGGTGACTGCGCAGACGTCCCTCAGCGCCGCTTGTGCGGCGTTCCGCAACACCCCGGACGGGGCGGTCACACTGTGGCCGCTCGCGCTCGACGTGGTTGAGGTCACAGACGCGACGACCGGTGACCGCATCGCCGCCGTTTCCGAGGACCGAGCAGACGGTCCAGGCACCCCGCCCGTGGTGTGGGGTGAGCACTGCGAGCACTGCGACCGCTACCGGCGCCCGTGCGGGCGTCACGAGACAACCAGGCCCCTGACCTGACCTGACCTCATCAGTACGCAGCCCCGGCACCCACTCAGGGTGACCGGGGCTTACTGTGTGTGCAGTAGCCGGCCGAGCCACACCGTGTGACCCAAGTCACACGCCCACACCTATTGACACCGTGCTAGATGCTGACGCAGCATGGTCGCACGGCAGGGCGAGGAACCGCGAGGAACCAAGCTCTTGAGCCGCACGGAGACTGAGACGACAAGACAAGGCGCCTCACGGCCGGATGATGTGAGGGACACAGGAACCGCAGCGCTCCCGCTGTAGGCCCTCGGTCGCCCGAGATGCAGGCAAGCGGGCAGTAGCAACACCTCAACCCCCTAGGCAGTCATGGGCACCGACACCCGGTCGGTGCCTTTAGTTGTCAAGGGAGAGATCCACCATGGACGCACCACTGTGCTCCGACTGCGCGATCATCATTGCCAGTGATGACGACAGCGGCATTGAGGATGCCAGCGCGCACCGCGCCAGGATGATCGGCTCGTGGATCGTCGGTGACTTCCTCGGCGACGGCACCGGTCAATGTGGATGCTGTGCCACGTCGATGTACGGGGCTCGCTGGGAAGGCTTCGTGATCGAGCCCAACTGACCCACTCAGCCCTAGCACGCTAGGTGTAGAGGTTCGCAGCCTCACTAGGGCGCGCAAGCAACGACAACACAAGAGGGAGAGAGCAATGAACGTCTAC